GAATGGATTCACGGTTACGCACCACACCCTGCGACGTATTTAAACCAAGAAAGATGGAATGATGATTTAACGGAGAAGAAAAATGAAACACGCCAGCGATTTGATAAACAGAAAACAGGGGCCGACATCTTTGCAGACGACCTCGAACACATCAGGCAGAACGGCCACCAATTTTGATAGTGAGAAGATCAATTTAATATTTCACACGATGTCTGGCTATTACGGTCATCTTTTTACGAGCCAGTATAAATCCGCCGACGCTCTGAAGTCTGCCAAAATTTTCTGGTACGAAAAACTCTCTGCAAAATCACCAGAACAAATCCGGGCGGCATTACACCGGATGGCAACCGAACATAAAAAGAACCCGCCATCTTTGCCTGAGTTTTTGGACCTCTTCAAGTTTACGAGAGAGCAAGCCTTGAATGCTGGACAGATTAATGCCGACCCAGCACAACAACAGTTACCCAAACCTGGCGCAAAGAAATACGCGCTCGGTCAATCACCGGCAGCACTTGCGGCAAATAAAATCGTCTCGGATAAAGTAAATAGAAACGAGAAAACCATCAAGATTATGAACGATTTGGAATACGAAAACTACTTAAATGATCTGGTTACCCCATGAAAGACTGGGAAACACATTGCGCTCAGAGTGCGAAACGTATCGCATCACAAATACAGGCAAGAAAGGCGGCAACCAATACTGCCTTTGGAAAAAACGAGCAAACGCCATTGTCGTCGATGGATTATTCCGTGACGTTTGGTGTCAACTCGTCACGATCGGCACTGCCAAGCACTGCAAGGAATATTTAGATGATAACAGATGCCGAGGTCGAAAAGGCCAATGATTTTATACGGGACCACTCAGAAAAATATGCTATGGCAAAAGGTCACCGCATCTACCTTGAGCAATTCAGGAAGTCACAGAAAGCATTGCTGATGCAGGAATGCGATGAGAAGACGAGCGCAGCGCAGGAAACTTACGCATACGCACACGATGACTACCAACTCTTGCTGGATGGTTTAAAAGAAGCAGTCCACGAAGAAGAAAAACTGCGGTGGTTATTTGTGGCGGCCCAAACAAAAATCGATATCTGGCGTACTCAGTCCAGCAACAACCGGAAGGGTGTATGAAAAATTTTAAACAGAACGCATTCCGGTCCAAAAAATATCTGGAGTTTGTCCGGTTGCTCCCGTGTTCAGTGTGCGCGACCGACCAGAACGTCGTGGCACATCACTTGATCGGCATCGGCGGCATGGGTGGCATGGGAACGAAAGCACCCGACAACATGACAATGCCGCTCTGTACTGAGTGCCACGCCAGGGTCCATAGGAGTCACTTGATGTGGCCTGACCAGTGGGAATATATCGCCAAAACGCAAGCGAGGTTTATCAATGAAATATAGAGGACATAATCCCCGGAGGGACGGCAATGAAAGAGACATCATCGACGCACTCAGAAAAATCGGATGCCACACGGAGCCGCTATCAGGATGCCCGGGGATGCCTGATTTGCTGGTTTCCCTCGGTCGTCGCATATTTTTACTTGAAATTAAAAACCCTGCGGCCAATGGCAAAGTCAACGAATACCAAATCGACTTCCAAAAAAGATTCCCCGTGGTGGTCGTCCGGTCTATAGAAGAAGCACTGGAGGCGGTGACACTTTGAAGATACCCAAAGATTATGACTACTACTATCACGGACAGTATTACAAAATCAGTCGTCATGGCCGAACACTATGTTGGCGTATTGACGAATGGGTAACATCAACTGCCGCACTTGCCACAATCAAACATGGCCGTAAAAACAAAAGGGAGCGATATGCGTGATATCTACCAGTTGAGATCAGAGGCTATGCGCTACGATTTGGCAAAATGGGCAAAATGGCGCAGGTCACCAGAATACGTCCGTGACTTAGGCTATCCAAGCCAATCAGCAGAACAAGCCTCGCCTGGCGGGGCAGATAAAGCACTCCCGGCATGGGAAGTCGAAATGTTGATGGATAACCTGGTCGAGAACATGCCTACTGACTACCGTCGCGTCATGTATGGTGCGTACGGCATCCCAATCAAGCATAAAGCATTAACAGAGTGCCGCATCATCGAGAAATTATTAAAACTCAACAAATCTGACAACCGTTACTACTGGGAAACAACCATGGGCGAAGTCTATCGCGCTCTAGGTATTGCCAAACCAACTTTTTACAATTCACTAAATTGCGCCAAAGCATGGATCCATGGAAAAATATATTCATAAAGTACTTGCATAGTAGGAAATCTTTTCCTATAATATCCCCACAGTAACCAATCAAACAGCTGATTTATCTATATAATTCATGTGCTTATTGATTTTACTGGTAACAATGTTACGTTAATTAGCACCAGTAACAAAACAACCAACTAACAAGCGAGGTTACGAAAATGAACAAATTACTTAAAACATCATCAAACCTAAACGCAAACGACATCGAGAGAATATTTGAGCAATACAATAACAGCGTAAAAGATGCCTATAAAACTGAGCGCGAAATGTTTATAGACTGGGTAGAACAAAACGCCAACTTCGATGAGTGTTATATCGAGATACCTAGCAATGAAACAAAGTCCGGCAACCCCGTAATATTGGACTGGTCGCTGACAGGTTTGTTTAATTTTTTATCGTTTAATGAAACCAAACGCTGAAAAACACAACCCATCACCTGACTACTTGCGCTCTCTCATTGAGGGCGCAGGCATTAGTCAACGGGAAGCATCCAGAATAATCGGCATCAACGAACGAACCATGCGGTTCTATCTGCAAGGCAAGTACGATTGCCCGTATACTGTTCAGTTCGCACTGGAGAATTTATGACGAACCCCTATATGACCTACCGACAAAACCGACAAAACCCATTTTTCTATAGTTTTGTCAGTTCTGTCAGTACCCCATACAGAGATAACTATTATTTTACAGAGGTTAATTATGATTGATTGGCTTGCACAATAGGTTGACAGTATAGACAACTCATGTACTATATGTCGTATCGTGTCGATTGTTGACACACAAGACCCGTTTAATTGCGGGTTTTTTTACGCCTAATGAAAGAGGACATTGACATGTCTGGAGCAGATACACGCACTCGCGCACAGCAGAATCGCGCTATACGCCAGGAAGAACTGAGAGAGAAATTAGCCGCAGGGGGCCACATACAATATGCCCTTGAAACGCTTGAGAAAATAGATAATGCAATAGACGACTTTGAGGTGAAGAAACACAAAGCCTCATTTGACTGCCGCATGAAGCTAATCAACAAATATTTACCTGAGTTAAAAGCCACTGAATTAAGCACTGATGGTGATAATCCATTGATTGTGACGCAGATGGTATTCCCAGAGCAATAGATGGCATGGTTGGGACCGGCTCAGTTTGAAGGTGACACCGATGGTTGGATGCCAAGGTTATATCAGGGTAAAGCCTGGAACCTGTGGGTCAATGGCAACATTAAACATCTTGAACTTATCTGGCACAGACGTTCAGGTAAGGATGACATTAGTCTCTACGGAACATGCATAAAAGCACACCAGCGCGTTGCCAACTATTGGCACATGCTGCCGTTGCAGAATCAGGTTAGGAAAGCAATTTGGGATGCGGTTAATCCGCACACGGGTATTAGGCGTATCGATGAGGCATTTCCTTTATCGTGCCGGGCAAACACTCGTGACAACGACATGCTTATTAGATTCAAGAATGGATCTACTTGGCAATGCTTGGGCTCAGACAACTTTCAAAACGCTATTGGTTCAACACCAGCCGGTATTGTTTACTCGGAGTGGGCGCAATCAAATCCCTCGGTCCGTGGTTATCTCAGACCTATACTGGTTGAGAACAACGGGTGGCAAGTGTACATCACCACGCCACGCGGCAAGAATCACGCTTACAAAACATTTAAAGCAGCACAAAAGAATCCAAAAGCCTTTGCACAGTTACTCCGGGCATCTGACACCGGGACGCTGACCAAAGAGCAATTATCTGAAGAACTGACCGAGTATATCGGTACTTATGGCAACGACATGGGCATTGCCTTATTCGAGCAAGAGTATAACTGTTCGTTTGATGCTGCCATCCTGGGTGCGTTCTACGCCTCAGAATTTGCTGCTGTAGACAGGCAGGGCCGCATTTGCGATGTACCGCACGACCCGTCTTATCCTGTGTCTTGTGTAATGGATATCGGCAGGACCGATGACACAGCAATTTACTTCTACCAGGTGATCGGTGGTGAGGTCCGGGTGTTGGATTATTACGCCAACCACAGCAAAGATGTCGCGCACTACTGTTCACAGATACTTGGTATTGAGTTAGAAATCGATATCGTTCAGAACAAGTTAGTCGTTCACAAGGGGCCAGCAATACCCGCACTGTCTCACCGTCGCAAGTGGGACATTAAAACGGTTCACTTACCCCACGACGCAAAGAGTCAAACACTCGCTGCCGTGAAGACCACGCAAGAACAATTCGTGGCGGTCTTTGGTTGGGGCCGTGTCAGCATCGTGCCGAAGTTATCGATTGATAACGGCATAAAGATGGCGCGACTCATGTTTCCCCGGTTGTTCTTTAACAGGTCGATTGACGAGGGCGAGACTCAGAACGGCATTGAACCCTTGCGACAGTATCAGCGCGAATGGGACGATGATAAGAAGATGTTTAAGGATAATCCTTTGCATAACTGGTGTTCCCACGCTGCCGACGCATTTCGCTACTTAGCGGTGGCCTGGATGGAAGACAAACCACAACAAGAAGATGACACGCTGAAATTTCCAGCGCAAGGTAACTTTAAGGATATGTTCAACATCGTCAAGAAACGCAGAAAGTCCAATTATGAATGAATACAAATACGCTGTCGTAGACACAGCAGACAATAGCACCACGGTCAGTGCAAAACCGTCATTGGTCGTGGGTTACCACATCAACACGGCATTATCAGCACATACTGTCGTCCTGAAGGATGGCACAAACCCGGTGATCACGATTGCCGCCAGTGCCGCAGTAGGCATGGTGGATATTCCACCGACACAATTTGAAACATCATTAGTCGTTGACCCGAATGATTCGAGCACGGGAAACATTACGGTATTTTATCGGGATCTTAGGGCATGAGTGACAATGTTTTGGTCAAGGCACTCAGGGGTATCTCTGACAGAACCAAGCAGACTGGTGACGAGGCGCAAGAACTTTACAATTCATCTTACCTTGACAGGCTAGATTATGACGGCAAGAACAATGACCTGGCCGCAACTGAACATCGAAATTTCTCACGCGCCTACATAAACGAAAATCCATTACTTGGTCCAGCAGCGATGTTGGCCGCGGTCCCTGCATACGATATAGCAAAATGGGTTGGTGCATTGGGTGAGGGCTCACCAAACCGGTCCGACCCATCGATTAATTCAATGGCGGAAGGTTATCGCGGTATTGGCGATGGACTGAGCGATATTGCATATAACTTAACTGGGAAAAGGTTTCTAGAATGATATCAACAACCGAAGTCAATCAACCTTGCATTGTGATCTGTCACTTCAAGAATGAAGAACTTATCGAGCAAGCCGGTGGACGCTTAATCCGCTACCAAGTCACCATCGACCCCAACAACGACAGCCAACTATCACCATCGGGTGACTTCATTCGTTTCGGTGATGTCCGGGGTGATGAGATCACAGGATGGCAACCGTGTATGAACATCGTTATCGACGAGACACTGTTCACCTACGAGTCTGAAGAAATTCCCTACAACGATAGTGTTGTGGTCCGGGGAAAGGCCGCGTGACCGAAATCGAAGTATTAACAGAGCGCATCGACAAGGTTGAAGACAGTATGATGCTGATGATGAAAGCGATGATGCAACAGAACGAAACCATCGACAAACAAAATCAATTTATTAGTAGTGTGGAAGCATTACTTTCGCCTGACCAGGTGAACGAGCCACAAATAGTATTACCGAGATCAAATTAATATGGACGAGACAGGCGCAATCGAGCAAAAGAAAGACGTAGAGAAAGGATCCGACGGTGTTGTTAAGCGTTGGATGCTGGAAATACGCGCCGCTGACAAAGCCGAGAAATTCTGGCGCAAGTCTGCCGATGAAGCATTAAAAGTATTCGCGTCTGATGGTAACGATGAAGACTTTGCCAAGCGTAAAGAAACTTTCAATATTTTATGGGCTAATACGGAAACGGTAAGGCCGGCACTCTATAACTCATTGCCGCGCCCGGATATCCGTAGACGCTACCGCGACAAAGACCCACTAGGTAAAGCAGTCGCAGAAGTCTGTGAACGCGCCATCACTTACACGCTGGACGCACAGGACTTTGACGACCCGATGATTGCCGCTGTTAATGACATGCTGCTACCTGGTCGTGCAGTCACCCGCGTGCGCTACGTTCCCTCATTCAACCAGATTGAGAAACCAGAGCAACCCGAAGGTGCTGAATTAGAAACGAACGAGACGGAGGGTAACGGCCAGCAAGACTCCGATGAACCAACCGAAGAACTAGCTTACGAGGAGGTGGTCTATCAATCTATTCAATGGGACGACTTTCGTCGTGGCCCCGGTAAGCAATGGGGCCAAGTCCCTTGGATTGCGTTTCGACACAAATTAACCAAAGACGATATAGCTGAAAAGTTTCCTGAGTTTGCCGATGTGGTCGGTTACGATGCCACCGTTAAAGATGATGAAGACCAGGACGACGAAAACGATACCGATAAAAATATATTCAAACGATGCGTTGTCTGGGAAGTCTGGGATAAAGAAGAAAAGAAGGTCATATTCTTCTCGCCATCCTACAAAGACAAGGCATTACTGGTCGAAGATGACCCGTTAAACCTGCGTGACTTTTACCCGATACCACGACCACTGTACGCGGTTGAGTCTGCGACCTCATTGGTCCCTGCGACAAAATTCTCGATGTACGAAACACTCGCCAAGGAATTGGAGCAGGTGACGAATCGCATCCGCAAGATATTGGCCGGGTTAAGACTGCGTGGCATTTATGATTCACGCATCGGCGAAATGGAAAAGCTATTCGATGCCTTTGACAACAGTTTTGTCCCGGCAGAGAACGTGGCAGCACTGATTGAGTCAGGCGGTCTGGACAAAGCAATCTGGACACTGCCATTACAAATGTATTCTGATGTATTGATGCGCCTGTATGAGTATCGACAGGGCTTAATACAACAAATCTACGAAATCACGGGCATATCCGATATTATTCGAGGTGCGACCAACCCCAATGAAACACTCGGCGCACAGGAAATTAAAGCCAACTTTGGATCACAGCGTCTGCAACGCGAGCAGCGAGAGGTCCAACGGTATGCCCGTGACCTAATTCGCATATCAGTTGAACTGATAGCAGAGAAGTTTGATCTTGATACCATCCGTTTGATGACCGGGCTGAAATTCCCGACCAACGAAGAAAAGATGATGGCACAACAGCAGATGGCGATACAGCAGCAGCAAGCACAGCAGCAGTATCAGCAGCAAGCAATGATGGCCCAGCAACAGGGTCAGCAACCGCCACCCGCACCACAGATGCCACCACCCGATCCGAAAATCATGAAGATGTTGCAAACACCGTCCTGGGAAGATATCCAAGGCGTGATGCAAAACGACATGATGCGCGACTTTCGTGTGGATATCGAAACAGATTCAACGGTCCAGGCACAGCAACAAGCCGACCAGAAAAACATCACTGAATTACTGAAGGGAATCACTGACTTCATGAATGGCGCAGCGGGACCAGTCCAGTCCGGTATTCTTACCGTGGATGCGGCCAAAGCCATGTTGCTGTCAGCCGTGCGTCGTTTTAAATTGGGTCGTGAAGTGGAAGACGCGCTCGAAGATATTGAAGCACCAAAAGGACCACAGGGCGTACCACAAGAGGAAGTCCAGAAACAAATCCAACAGGTGCAGCAACAAGCCGAGCAGAAAGCAAAGCAAGCGATTCAAGAGGCCACACAGAAAGCGAAAGAGGCCGAGCAGAAAGCAATGGGTATGGCGAAAGAAGCAGAGCAACGCGCCATGCAACAACTGAAAGATGCGGAACGACGACTGGCTGAAACCGAGCAGAAACTGAAAGACGAATCAGCAACGCTCACTCGCGGCGTACAGAACGAAGTCGCTACCGAGAAAGCACGCAACAAAATCACTGAGTCTGCCATGATGCTGAAGTATGACCGACGCATATTTGATCTGGAGAAAGAACTATTTGCCCAGACACAGGCCAACGAAAATAAACACTACGATGCTAATCTGCGTGCCGCGACAACGATTTATACTTCCGAAAGGAGTAAGGCCGACGCGGAGTCAAGCAGTCATGAGGCCAAAGAAAACGAAACACGCAAGCAGAATACACCCGTCAAGATTGAAGGTGTGGACCAGGTAGTGGACATGCTTGGCGGGTTATTTAAATCAAAAGAAGACAGTCTGAATAAAATCATAGAAGGTCTGAATAAGCCGCGCACCGTTCAACGTGGTGACGATGGCGAAATAACAGGGATTGAATAATGGCCGAAGGTAGAATACAGGTCGGCAACACACAGGAATATCTCGACACACAAAAAGTCACACAGTCAGACGGTGTTATCGCACAACGCGAAGTCGTTACGATTGGTGACCCGGACACGTTAAACGGTTTGGCTAATGTTAATAACAACGCCTTACAAGTTTTACCCCGTGGAATACAGCCTGATGGTGATTATGTAACGAATAAAGTTAATGGACTTGCTTTT